CTCTTCGGGGCCTCCCTCGTTTGGGGGGCGCGGCGGTGGGCGTCTCAGCCTACCGCGGTCCAGCCTCGCTTGATTATCATTGAGCGAGGTACAACAATGGAAGACGGGTCATCGTATGGCGGAATAGTAAAATTCCGGAGCATACGAGTCCAACCATCGAGAGTAGACTTCTTCTTACGTGAAGACGTAATTGGAAGCATAAACTCAATCCGTTGGTAACGTCTGCTATACTTGTGTCGGAAAAGCTTTTGGTTTAAAACCTCAGCCTCGTCCGGACAAGTTATGATCCGACATGGATAGCCGGCTCGCCAGGTACCATAGGGTATTTTCCCATAGGTCTTTTCGAGTCGACTCCATATCAGGTCACTACATCTCTTGTATTCAGACTGCAAAGCATTCGCAGTCTCAATATAAGAAACGTATGCAGAACCGTCTGTCATGCGTCCACTCCATGGGGTTCGGAGACGTACTGGTGTGACCTTGACGCCTTTGAAAGCGTCCGTCCCACAAGATTCTCTGAAGGGTCCATGGATACAGCACTTAGAAAGGTTGACCTTTAAGTCAAATCTTTCAAGTGTCTGAATGCTAAACTGTGCTAGATCACGGGGGATAATTATATCATCCCCGTAGACAAACACAGTCTTTCCCACGTCTCGCTGCTTTAACTTGAAGTGGCGACTCGTCGCAGCAACAAGTAGAACCCAAAAACATAACGCCTCAACGGGAAAGCACAACGCTGACCCCATCGGCGCAAATTTTTGAAATTCTACTATTCTCCCATCTGGGAGTTTAGTTGAGCTAGTTCTACATGCCTCTAAGGCTCGGAGTAATCGAGGGACTCGTTTAAAGAGTTTCCTTACAAGAGCCAATGACACGCGGTCTGACGCATCTTTCAAATCGATCGTTGCGAAGGAACCGTCCAATGAACTGGACAGTGCCAACTTCTGATTAATTGATTGATCAGTAAAGTTAATCTGTCCCTTAGAAAGAATCGACTTCCCAGGAGGAAACTCTAAGGAACGGACGATCTTTCGCCCTAGACCCTGTTGTATCCATTGGTATTCCAATGGTTCGCAGGATATCAAGCGCGGACCTCTAGAATCTTTTGGAACGCACACTACCTTAGCTTGTCCCGTTTCGAGACGAGTCAGGTTTTTGTACCAATCCAATCGATCGACGAGTTCTTGTGCACCACCGGCTATGAAATAATCATAGTACGGAAACGTCTGGTGAATGCTGTTGTATAAGCGGGCAAAAGTCCACTTATCCTCGAGACGTTCACCAGTCGCAACAGCGCCTGGACCATGCCGCGGCACGATATCTTTAGGATCAAAATCCTGAAATATCGACTCAACGATATAAGACGCAACCTCCAGAATTTCTGAAGAGTCTTTATCGAGAGTTAAATTGAGTTCACCATCAGTAGATATGAATGTCTCTAATGAAGAGGCAATCTGATCCTCCTGAAACGGCAATATCAATTTATACGCGAAAAGCAAAACCTGACGTAGATGTTTCACTACGCTAGGTGATGCAGTGTCCAAGAGAGTACCATCTGCATCAAAAATGCATTTAAAATATGCCTGCATAAATGCGGGTATACTTGCATTATCATGTGACTTATGAAACTCACATGGTAATGAGAAATGCATAGATGCCAAACCAGCATCCAAAGCCTTACCTAATTTAGGTAGAGTTTTGGTGAGGAAAGACAACCCTTCATGCGCAGTACGATGACGAATAGTCATAATATCACGCTTGATGGAGTTTTTTGATGCGATACCACATGGATCGCAGTAGAGCATTTGCTCAAACAGGTCGACATAAAATTCGACTTGGCTTTTCGAAGGTTCCATTACGGATTCCTTTCCAAGGCCTTGCCAACTAGTATGCGTAAGCAAATGAAGAGAACGTGCACTTATAAAAGTTAAATGGTCATCAAGAAATCATGTGACGCTTCAATGTTCTTAAGCATTGAAGTTAGTCGTATAATTATTGATTGATCATTCTAAGTGCACGTTCCCCACACAAGCCGTAATATTGCTGCCAATACAAGTATTGAAAGCAATATAAGTATTCCGAGCTCGAGCGCAGCGAAGTAAACCCAGAGCTTTCTCATAAAGAGATAGTTCATGGCTAGCTTTCGCCTCGCAAGATCTGGGTGAGGATCGTTGTACCAGCCATACCTGAATCGGTGAAACCACCGTCAGAGACAAGATCGACCAAGTTAGCAACTAGATCGAAAATGTCTTGGTTAGTAATAACGGTCGCCTGAGGAACCGCCATTGTCAGATTGACAACAGAGGTCCTAGGCACGCCTAGCGAGTCTAATTCAGTTTTCGCAAACTGGATAAGATGTCGATCAACAGCATTAACACCCTTGCCAGTCTTACTATGCTTAATACTAAGCGTAGAAGGCTCTGCATTGGTGGTAGCGCTATTGCGGCGAACACTGCCGGAAGTGTCCAAAGAAATTTGTACATATTCGGTAGCGTCCCCCGAGGCGTCATCTAAAGTAAGTGTGGAAGTAAGCATATTGGTAAGGATCTCCTGTTAATTGAGCGATTAGCTAAGCTGATGAAGCATAGCTAAAAGCAAGGTTAGCTGAGATTTCGACAATTCCTCTGGGTTCAGCAGTTCCCAAGGGAAAGAAAGTCCAACACCCCGTTCATAGACGATTTGGTCGAAGTACTGAGTTTGAATCACTTCAGAAGTGTCAAGCCCAGGATACCCCAATTGCTCCACTTTCCACCGAATTGTATACGTCACTGAGTTGGTCATGTTTGTAACATCCCAACCCATTGCCGGATTCAATCTGGTGAGGTGGTCCAAATGCTGTGAGATATTAAAGAACCAATCCACAACAAAACTTAATGGAACAGTGTTCCAAAAAGCTTTGACTGGATTGTTCAATCCCAAAGCACCAATCATCGTCCGGAAGAACCCTGCTAAGTCACTTACATACTCAAGGTGCTGCATTATCCATGCAGTCGCCCTGAAATCTGCTTTGTAACTAGCAATGGAGAAACGAGCAGACCAGATACCGAAAGAGTGGTGGATGGTAAAAGTATGACTCGACAAAGTCGGATCGTACACGCCTCCCCTACTAAATCCTAATCTGGTAGGAATTCCATAAGTTTTATGGAAAAAGTCCATGCGAGCTATAACAGTCTTGCATATGACTCCTATGGTGTCTAAATCACTCAGAAGGTTATCCCAACCAAATGACTTATTTAGATAGCCACCACTGATCGTTTTACCGACCGAGTCCCCGAGAGAAGGCAATAATGCCTTAGCCTCAAGAAAACCCTGTACAAACTCAGCAAAGCTGAGATGCGTGGGGAACACGTCTGAAAAGTAATTGAATGCTTGTTCAGACAGGCTCGATCGGAGGTCATCCGGAATACGGGACGTAAATCCCCCGATTAAAGCATCGGGCGCGCCTATAATTGTTTCCATGTCAGAAACTGGCATAGAAAGTAACGATGGTCTGCCGTCAATGTCGAATTTGACAGGAAAACCATTGTACGTAGTATAGTCGCGATAGAATCCGATCGGTGAAAAATCAGTCTTCATGTGAAAGCATGGAGATGACGGGAAATATCCCGAATGCCAATCATTTGTCCGTGTCCGTGACACAGCATCGCCGATAAAATCGGAGAAGTTGAGTCTTTCGGAACAACCGGAATTTGAATGGACATAATTCACAGATCCATCAGGATTATACTGATGAGAGTGGAACGTAGTGGCGTACACCTTATCAAAGATGTCGTCATAGTTCTCTCTAATTCTATTGATTTCGTTGGTCATGTTGACCTCCTTTCTGCGATACGTAATCAGCGTATCACATCAAAGAAGACAGG